CTCTGCGCCTAAGTGAGTGCATTAAGTATCTAAAGTATGTTACATGAGTGCGAGGCGAGCGAAGCGAGCCTGTCGGTGGGGCGAAGCCCCCGACTTATCCACAGGTTATCCACAGGTTATCCACAGGCCGAGCGAAGCGAGGCCAGATGAGAATGATTCTCATTTACATATGCGGCGCCGATTTTATCACAAAAAACAACAAATAACAAGAAAAATTATATATAGATTCTATATACTTTTCCGCTTGACAAGTCTGTTTTTTTATGATTCGGATTTTGCCGCCAAGGGTCCCACAAATTTGGCTGCTAAATTTGGCAAATTTAATGTTACAATATGCTTATGCCAGGGCAATGTCGCACCTGGTCATTTTTGGAGACTAAAATGAAAGATACTTATATTGTTTATATTGGACAATCAAAAGAGCCGGGCGAGGAAGCTTGCCTAACTGTTGGAATCAGTAAAAACGCAGAAAGAAGGCAATATTTAAAACACATGGTTATTCAACATGTTTTACCCGCCAAGAGCAAAAGACATGCTTTAGCTATAGAAAGAGAAGGGCAGATATTTTTTGATAAACACTACCCCAAGGCTTTTGTCAGATGGTCGCCTGTTGATTTACCTGAATCACCTAATAGAGGTTTTGATTGGTGGATCACTTCGCGAGCTGTTACTCATTATGAATACCTAGCGGTCTTTGATCTGATGAGAAATAGACAACTTAATTGGGATAAATCCGTAAGACTACCAAGGAGGAAAAAATGAAAAGATACGAGAAAATGACAAAAGCACAACTTTTGTTTCTTATTCAAAATACACCTAATAGGAAACTAAAGTTGTATTTAATTAAATTACTTACTCTAAAGGTAACAAATGTTCTGAAATAGAATATAAGCGGCGGTTATAATCAATTATCACTGCCGCTTATAATGCGCGCGCTGGCGCGCCGAGTGCCAAAGTGAAGTGCCAAAGTGAAGTCCGCCGCCTGCGCCAGTGCGAAAGTGAAGTCCAAAACTTAAGTCTTCCGTGAACACGGCCGAGTTATCCACAGGTTATCCACAAGTTATCAACAGGCGGCGCGCCGATTATACCACACTTTGGCGGGTATGTCAAGAACTTTTTTAAAAATAAAAAAAACCCGACTTTTGTCGGGTCTATCTAATTAGGACATTAGTTGAGTTAATTTTTTGATAGTCTCAGCGTTTGCTCTTTCAAGTGAGTTTAGAAAACCCGCTTTGACGCCTGCGATCTGCTCCAATTCTTTGACTAATGTTGCTTTTGTTTTAGATAATTTTTTTACTTTTTCGTTTTTCATTGTGTACTCCTTATTGTTTATACATACTATTATAATGATTTTTTCACGCTGGTCAATAGGTAAATCGAAAAAAGATGAATTATTTTAGGAACATTTGTTCGCTTTGCCAAATCGCGCCGATTTTATCATACTCTAGAAAATTTGTCAATAGGAATTTTTAATTTTCTTCGGCGGATTATTAAGGCAATGTCTATATTTGCAGGACCACTTTGATTCAAAAAGGCGATACTGCGGGCTTCCTACGCGGGTGTTTTACACTATTGCGCCGAGTGCCAAAACTCAGTACTAAACCTCAGTACATGCGCTAAAGTGTGAAACTTAAGTGTAAAAGTGATGTGCCCGCTGCAGCGGGGTAGTAATAATGTTATTTATATTTTATCATACTTTTGCGCGGGTGTCAAGAGATCAAAGTAAATTTATGAAGATTTTTGGCGTTTTTCGGAGATTTGCAGCGAAGGCTTGGTGGTTTCGCGTCCCGCCCCCGAGAATTCGTTTCCACTTTTTTATAATTAATTCAGATTTATTGTTGACAATCATATTCAATGTGTGTATAATATATTTATGTTAGAAACAATAATAATGAAATTTTATATCGGCGTGCTATACTTGCTTATCGGAGGTTCAATCTTCGTTTGGTTTGCAAATTACATGGTAGAAATGATCGAAGACTTCCAAGACGGAGGTTGGGTATACTTCCTAGCAGTGGTTGCAACATGTATCGGCATCGGTTTCTTATTTTCTTAAACTAAATTAAATTAGTTCTTGACAAGAAGAAACAAAGTGGGTATAATATTCTTATGAAAAAAAGATACAAGAAATTTAACATTGACCGCTGGACTGAACGCAAAAACGCACAGTACAAGAAAGATTCAGATATGGTATGGTTTATGTTGAAGCATCCTATCACTTGGTTGGTAGGTGCTATGATCGCTTCGGTCGTCATAGAACTTTTAAAATAAATTAAATTAGTTCTTGACAAACCTAACCAAATCGATTATAATATATGTATTATGAAAAAGATTATAAACAAAATAAAACACTACTTTAAAAGGAATAAAACAATGGCAACATCAAACTACACAGAAGCAATGACAGAGAAAATGATTGCAAAATACAGCGCAAACCCAACAAGAGACACAGTTGATGCGCTAGCAGAAGAACTTGGCAAAAATGCAAGAAGCGTGATCGCTAAGTTATCAAGAGAAGGTGTCTACAAAGCACAACCTAGAGTGACTAAAAGTGGCGAACCAGTAGTAAGAAAAGCAGAATTACTAAAGTCTATCGAAAGCACATTAGGTCAAGAGTTTCCTTCCCTAGTGAAAGCCTCCAAGGCTGACCTCCAAAGATTGATTGACGCAATCTCTTAATAAAAGTCAAGGATTGATTACCCTAAGTAATCCACTTTGAAGTAAGTATTCGATGCAGACAGAAGCATGTCGGACAGAAGGATTACCGAGTTCTACCTCAACATGCTAGAGTCGGTGTGAAAGTTTGAGTAGACATTGAATGCTTACTTCAAAGTGAAAGCAAGAAATTTAAAAAACTTCTTGACAAATAGTTTCAATGTGTGTATAATATCCTTATATTATGAAAAAAGAGGGAAATTGATGCGAAGGCATCGAGTTTCCTCCCCGAAAGGGGTCAAGGAAAATGATTTAAATTTCTTCTTGACAAATGGTTTCAAAGTTGATATAATATATATTCAAAAACAAAATGGAAATAAAAGTAATGAAGCAAAGGAAAAAATAAATGTTCCAGCTTCGGCGGAAAAATAATCCTTTCATTACTTACCCAGTGAGGCGTCACGTAAAAAACTGCCGACTGCTCTTTTAACATTGTGAGAATCGTTAATAGTAAACAATGTTCGCTTTTGATAGTCGCATACAGACACATTTTCCGCAGCAAAAAGAGAGTGTATGCCCGATGAACCGATCGGTAAATAGTATAGTGGATACCTTCAGTAAGTCCATACTCTCCAACATCTTGTTTGGAGTAGATTCAGGCAGTAAGCAAGAAGACTACGAAGCGAGGACTCGGCACTTTATCGAAAGTATAAAATCGGTTTGTTTTACTGCATTTCTGGACGACACGACCTTCGGGTTTAAAAATGCAGAGGTAATGGACGCCAGATATACCAAAATATCAGGTAGAGTGAGGAAACCACGCTGACACCTTACGCAACAATATAGCAGACAGGATTATACCTTTGGTAGACCCAACTTGGCTATTGAGCAAGGTTAAAACAAGTAGAAAACCAGTCTACTCTGGTAATGGCGAGATTCAGCTTTAGCTGTCAACCCAACCTTGAAGTAGCAAACGGGCAAGGAGTTAGAATACAGAGAACTCCACCGCTTATCTGCGAGGATATCCCACGCGTGTAAACGAGAGTAGGGTAAGAGGGGCAGAAAGCACTGATACATAATGACGAACTGCAGACTTGGAACAGTATAAAAGCTAAGCGTACAACCTGTGATAGGTTCGTGATTAATTCCGACACGACACAGTATAATAAAAAGAAACGCGTTTTAATGGGGAGGTCATGACTCCCCATTTTTTTGTCCCCAATTCACACACATCAAAATTTCTTACCATAACTTAAAAAAGTTCTTGACATTTTTCCCAAAGTCGAGTATAATATATTTATACAAAAAAGGAGAACAAATGACAAGATTACAACTACAGCAAATCGAACTGAATAAAATCGTAGAGAAAGACTTCGGCAGAGTAGCAGTCATATTAGAAGGACGCGACACTGCAGGCAAGACTGGAACAATCCGTGAGTTAACTCACTATCTACCAACAAGTAAGTATTCGATCTCATTGTCAGCAATGCCAAGTGATTGGGACATGAGTTTCTGGTTCGAATCTTGGGAAAAGAAAATGCCTAGCGAGAATCAAATTGTTTTCTTCGACAGAAGTTGGTACAGCAGAGCAATGGTGCAACGACTAAATGGTTGGTGCAGCGACGGCCAGTACGAACACTTCATGGAAAATGTACTAAAGTGGGAGGAGAAACAGAATGTGACCTTCATCAAACTTTGGTTAAGCATCAGCGAAGAAGAACAAGCAAAGCGTATAGGTAACAGACAAGTATCTCCTCTAACAAAGTGGAAGTTCTCTCCTAATGATGCAGTATCACTATCAAAGTACGATCAGATGACTCTGCTGAAGGAGAGAGTATTCACAACACTTGGTGAGTGGCACAGCATTGACTACAACGTCAAAGAAGAAGGTAGACTTGCACTCATCGAAAAAATAGTAGATATTTTAAATTAGTTCTTGACAAATAGAATAAAGCGAGTATAATATACTTATAAACAAAAAAGGAAACCACATTTTCCTAACTGAATGAGTGTGGAGGTTATGTCTAAACATACTGCCGAGGGATGAAAATGCCCTCCCCGATTTTAACAATTTAATATAGGAGAACAATATGCCAACGAAATTTAAACCAAGTGCAAAGAAGTACATCAGAGGTGTACCCGCAGGTAAACTTCCTACAGAACACTTTTACATAAAACAAACACCAAAGGAAGAACTATTTGCCTACATCAACAGCGGTAGCAGAGCAAAACCAAAAATAAGACAAAAGTGCCTAAACGAATTAGTACGTAGAGGTATCAAGATCGAGTGGGTGGAGGTGCAATCATGAAGGCATGGAACGCAGTACACAAAGGACACAAAAAGAAAACAGCACAGGGCGATTCACACAACAGAATCAGTCTTAACATGAACAAAAGCAAGAAGCGTTCGTTCAAAAAGTATAGAGGTCAAGGTAGATAATGGAAGTACTATTCTACACAGTAATGATTCTATGGGGTTTATACCTTGTAGTGACCGAAGACATCGAAGATGTAAGGAGGGACTTTCCATGGGTGAAGTAATAAAATTCCCTAGTAGGAAAGCGATTGAGAACAAAGACATAGTAGCAAGTCTACATGTAGAGATAGAATCGTGCGAGCAGTTGCTAAAAGAAGCGTTGGAACACTTAGAGTATCTAAACGATGAAATAGCAATGCTCACGCACGAACACACCAAATTATTAGAAGATTTAATGAGAATAACAAGCGAGGACAATAATGAGAAATTATAGACATTTTGCCGTAGGAATGAATGCAAACGGCAGTACAATAAAAAGAATAGTTAAACCTACAGACTTAGAAGCGTACACTCCACAGTGGCATGGAAGTCCAAGGTTTGAAAACCCAAAGTACTACAACATAGAGTTGGCAGACGGCAGGGTAATTAAAGACACAGAATTAGTAGTAGAACTACCAGAAATGGAGGCGGTACAGTGAGTAAGATTAATGATTATGCGAGATTCGTAGACTCCTGTACTTCTGAAACAAGTAAAGATACTAGCAAAATGTGTGCTAGGTTAGACAATCTCATGGGCAACCACTCAATATTTCAAGGAAAGATAGTAGAGTGCGAAATTGACATGGCAAGATTAATGACTGCTCTCATCGGAATGATGGCAGAGAGTGGTGAGTTTGCTGAAGTAGTAAAGAAAAAAGTATTTCAAGCAGACAGTAAGTTTAGTGAAGATGAAATATTCCATATGAAAAGAGAACTGGGCGACGTACTTTGGTACTGGGTGCAGGGATGCATCGCGCTCGGTTTCACTCCAGACGAGGTTATGGACGAGAACATCAGAAAATTAGAAAAGAGATACCCAAACGGATTCGAAGTAGTAAGATCGGAAGTAAGGGAACAGGGAGACATATAGTGCTAGATCTAATATGGAATATCCTTGCAATAATAGGAATAATAACAGTAGTAGGTATTCTAGCAAGTATCTACGTGATAAGGGAGAATTTAAAATAATGGCAAACCATGTATATTTTACAATAAATTTAGAAGGAGTTGATGAGAACGACTTCAACGAGAATGTCACTAGAATCAAGGGCAAAAGACTTGACTATGATGGCAATGAATACGAGTGGGAGGACTATGATTATATAGAAAACCAACCATTTATGGGTAATGTTACCAAGACTTTTGACGAGAATGGAGACTTAGAAGGTGCATACGACTGGTACTGCAATAATGTAGGTGCGAAGTGGTGTAATATAGAGGAAATGGAGGACTGCTACATTTCAGGATATTCAGCATGG